TCAAGGGTTCTGTTAACCCATTGTTCTTTGATTTCATATTCTTTTGATTTTTTTATGATTAGATATTCTTTTTCTGCTTTAAGCTTTGTTATTATTTCTCCGCTTTCACGGTCCACGTATATTGCTGTACTTATCCATTTGTCTATATTTTTGTTGTTTTCCATAATAAATGTATTATTTCTATTATTTATACTGTTGTTAATCGTTTGTTAATGCTTGGCTTTGTTCTGTCGTACTTGGGACTTATATTACCAATGTCCATATTCTTTCTTAGTTCAAATCTTCACCCTATGAAAACTATACACTGTATTTTTCATCGTTCCCGCGTCTAATATGTCGTTTGGAACATTGTTATTGCTCATCCGCGTGTTGCATTTGCGTTTCTTCTTCCCATGTTTTTGTTATTCTTTCTTTTATTAATAGGCTTCTTCTTCTTTTTTCATATTCTATTAATTCTTGGTTTTTTGCTCCGTTTCCATATCCTAATTTTATGTTTTTCTCTCTGTAGTGTCTTACTACATTATCGTAATCTTTATAGTTTTTACTTATGTCTATTTTCTCTCCACATACATATCTAATTCCTTTATTTAGTAGGTTTATCCATAGTAATTCTCTTTGTTCTTCAGTAAATACTTTATTTCTGTAGTATGTTGGTAGTGCCATTTTATGTCCTGTATCTGTTTTATAATACTCTATTGTTTCAGATCCCTTGAATTCATGTTTTTTACTGTCCTTTCTGTTTATATAGTTTCTTCCTATACCCGGGCTTGTTAGTACTAGGCTTTTGTATGTTTTATGTAGTTTGTCTATTTTACTTACATATTTTGTCAAGTATGTTACTGTCTTATTGTTTACATAGTTGCATAGTACTTCATTTATCATTGCTCCTTTCCATACATGTCCATTTTTTATTTTGCCGCTATTCCATATTCTCTCTACTTCATGTACATCATCACACCACATTATTCCATGTATATGTATCCGTTCTGTATTTGTTTGTCCTAGTTCTGTTACACACCAATGTCTTATACTTTTTTTATATTTCTTTCGCCAACGTTCTAGGAACATTCTCATTGCTACAGTTGCAATTTTATTATCCAGTGCATACCCTTCTAATGCTGTATAATCCCTAGCATATTCAGCATACGCTTCATTACTAAACGTTAGTGTTACGAATACACCGTTTTTGTGTTGTTTTATGTCCTCTTGTAGTCTTGTTCTCCAGTTATTGCTTTTTTGTTTTCTGCACTCCATACATTCCCCACAACCAATGGGGACAAGAGCCACCCTATTATCTTTCATTTCAGGTGGTTTGCCCCCATTTTTTTTGTTGGGTTTATATTTTGGGTTTGTTATTAGTTTAGGATATAGGCACATTATTTTCTCGTATGTATTACTGTTTTTGGTCCTGCTCCTAATATCATTCCTATTAAGTCTTTCACGGTTTCTACTGTCATTTGTGTTGATTTACTTACATCATCTATGAATTTATCATATTCTAATCTTTGCATATTTGTACTTGCGTTTTGACTGTTCGCATCTGCTCCTTGTTGTCCTTGTGCTACATATTTCCATCCTTGATTAATTTTATTCCATTCTTGTAGTATCCTTTGTTTACTTTCTGCTATATTTTGATTTACTCCTGCTGTCTGTGCTTTTGTTAATGCGTTATCTAGTACCATGCCGAAGAGTTGCGTTTGTACTATTTTAATTTTATTATATTTTGTGTTTTCGTCTATCCAACTATTTCTTGTTAATATTTCTAGTTGTTTAGCTGCTGTTTGCATTTCTAGTCCTACACTTGCTATTTGTTCTTGTATTGTTTCACTTGCTATATCTGCTTGTATATTTCTTAGTCTGCTTTCAATATTTGTCAATCTTTCTGTTGCTTGTTGATTTTTTATTCCTTGCATCAAACTTTCAGTTTGTGCTTTTCCTAGTTCTGTGTCTACCCCTGCTTTTTTATTTGCATCTACATTTTTGAGGTTCGCATCTGCTTTCATTGCCTCCGCTTGTGCTTCCATTACTTTAAGTTGAGCTTGTTGCATCATCATTCCCATTACTTCTCCACCTCCTTGTGGTGCATTTGGTGCATTCACTCCTCCTCCGCTGTTACCTACTGTTGTGCCACCTCCTCCACCTTTACCATATAATAAAGCTGGGTTTAATCCTGCTTTATTTATTTCTTCTACTTGTGCTGAGTAGTTTGTATCTTTCCACATTTGCAAGTCCATTGCTTTTTGTGCTCCCATTTGTTGTATGTTGAAACCTAGCTGTTGTTCACCTAGTTTTCTTTGTTGTTCTACTTGTCTTCTATCGTTGTGTCCTTGTAGCATTAATCCCAATGCTGTTCCTCCTATCGTGTCTATTATGTTACTCATTTTTCGCGCTTTTTAATTTTAATTAAATAAGCGGTACGCCTTCTACTTGATATATAAGTATACGTGCGTACCACTTGTGTTTTTAATGCTGTTATGCTGCAGTCGCCGTATCTCCTTGACCTTCCGACGGCTTCGGATTGTGTCTTTCTTCTCTCTTTGCTAAATGATTTTTAGCCATTTTAGTAGTTGCATCCACTGCTAATTCGAATCTGTCTGTTCTTATATCATATTCGGGTTTTACTCCGTCTTTTCTTTCAGTAAATATAATAGGTGCTCCATCTGTAATTGGTTCTCTATTATTTGTTACTCTTTGAATTTTTTGTTCTATTGTTTCACCTTCTACGCACTGATTAATTTCAATGCTTGTTGTCTGTGGTCTTCTTTTGTTATACATTTTATTTTAAGGGTTTAATCTATACCACCCTTAAAGATTTTTCGGGGGTTATAAATTTGGCATAATTTTCGCACTCATTTTTCTCCTAACTTTCATATCTACTGATATTTGACACCAGAAGTTTTGTGCATCTAACGCTGTTTGTGCAAATACGAAATTGAATTTCGTTGGGTCTATATATGTTGTTACATCCTTTATTGCATTTGTAACACTACTCCATTCATACCTCCTATTTAATGTCATAAACATCTCATTTGTCGGTATTGCAAAGTTACCCCTGGTTACATTTACATTAGTCATATAATTTACCCAGGCTGGTTGTTTGCCTGCGCTTTTTTGTACCCATTTTGTTCCATCCCAGTACGTATCCCAATACGCCATTTGTTCTGTAATCAGGTCTTGAAATCCTATTTCGTCTAGTGCTGGTTTATGTAGATCGTCCATTGTTTCCAGGTTTACATCCCACTTATTACCTTGTGAGTAGTCTATCCTTGGTGTAAGACTTACAATTCCCATTATATAGCTTGGTTCATCTACTCTGATTACTACACTACCTCCCTTTTTGCTTTTTGCCATTACTCCTTTTCCCGCTAGAGTTCCGAGTGTTTGCTCTGTTGTTCCTGCATTGCTTACTACCTCTTGAAATACTAGTTCTCTTATTAGTCCTCCATGATATATTGGACTTTCTGCTCTTCTTATTCTATCGTGATCGTATACCGCATCTAGCCAATCATCATAACTTCCTCCACTTACCGCTATTCTGTTTAGCATTTCATAAACCTTCTTACTTAAGATTAGTTGGTCTATTGTGAATTGGTCTCCTACTGTGCTCACTGCACTTGCGTCACTTATTGCTCCTAACCATTCTAGATTCAGCCAGTTATTAAATAGATCACTCTGATATGTTTTTACTCCTAATCCTTCTTGACTTTTTAATCTATTATATATTAGATTTTCAACAGTATTTAGATAGTTGTACGGTGCTAGGTCTACCGTATTTGTTTTGAACGATACTGCTTCACTTTGAAACGCTAATACCGCTTTTCTCATATCGTCTATATTATCCAAGTCAAATAGTGTTACCACTGGGCTTACATTTAATCCTCCAGTATTTAGGAATGTCTCCCAATTCTGTATATAATCCATTCCCCATTTGCTATAGTTATAATACCCTTCTAATGTTGTTCCTGTATCAACGTAGCTTACTACTAGATCTAAGAACGATACCTGACCTCTACCGCTTAGATTAAACATTATCCTATTTGGGTCTGGAAACGTTGTGTATGTTACTATAATTTTGCTAGTTGGTGTTAAGTCTGTCATTGGTGATATCGTTGGTATATATGATATCGTCCATGTTGTTCCATCTTCTACCTCTATTTTTGTTATACTTCCATTACTCGCTACGCTAGTGTGTATTACTGCTCCTTTTTTTTCTTGTTTATTTGAGTAGTAGTTTTTGTATATTTCCCAATATGCTAGTAATGGTACTGCATTGAAATATCTTGTTTGGTCGCTACTTGTGTATCCTACTCCTCTAATTCCTAGATAGCTTAATAAACAACTTGGGTTTATTTGTGCATTGTCTTTGTCTTCAACTCCATTTATAGGGTTTGCTGTTAATCCTATCTGTGGTAATTTAACTTTACTCATTTCCATTCCTATACCTAACATGTTGTTATGTAATAGGCTATTATACAATCTTATCGGCGCTTGGAATACATCTAACTGTATTTTATAACTTCCTAGTAGTGGCCCCACGGTTGGGTGTGTCATAAATAGGCAGTCCAGATCTATGTCAAATGTATCACCTGGTAAAGCTACTTCGTTCATGAATGGTACTAATGTACCTGCACTCATTGTACTTCTGAATAGATAGCTTAGGTCGTGTGTACTTCTTTCATAGCCATGAAGTGTTACTTCCATTTTTTTGCCTGAGCCCAATCGGTCTCCGCCTAATGTTTTTTTAGTCATTGTTTTGATTTTTGTAGTTATTAAATGAATTGATTACTGATATTACGAATGTTCCCAGTAAATTCCAATCTTTTTCTTCAATTTTTTGCAATAATTCTACTTTATCCATATATTCCGTTATTCTGTTATTTCCGTAAGCTGCGAAGCTGCCTTCTTCCGTTGTTACCATCTTGAAGGGTGTTCCATGTATGTTTTCTATTTCTACTAATTTAGAAGAGTCGGAGCTGTCTACTTCTTCTGCATTCATTTGTGTATTCAATAGTTCCTTGTTGTTCATATAATTCTGTTTTTTTGATTGTGTTTATAATTGTATAATTTTCTTTTACCTCTTTTTTTGTTAGTGTTTCACCCGTTTCAATATCTACATATTTACTTTGGCTTTTCCACTTTGTTATCATTTTTACCTCCTTGTTTTTCGTATAGTTTTTCTACTTGTTCATACGTTTTATTTCCTACGTTTATAAGTACCTCTCCGTACTCGTTTTTGATTTTAAGGTAGTTTAATTCTTTACCTCTTACATCTTTGTGTTTAATTACCGTTACTTCCATAATTGAATGGCTTTTTATTCTCTTGCCATGAGATTTTATTTATTATATTTATTATTCTTCCGATTATACCTCTTTTATTATAGTT